TCGTGAGCCGAAGCATCACATCGAAATCAAGCCTAAGAAAGAGGCCTAACTGTGGCAATCATTCCCAGTACCCCGGCGGACGGCAACCAGAAGGTTCTTCTCGTTCCCGCTATCGCTGACACCGCCGCCCCGAAGCTCACCGAGCTTAACGGTGGCACCGTCGTGGACATCTCCTGCTACCTGACGGGCGACGGCTTCACCCCGTCTCTGTCTGAGCAGGTTGTTGCTGATGAGCGCCTGTGCTCGATCCAGACGTTTGAGCAGCCTGGCCGCTCGCAGTATGGGCTGGACGTTGTCTACATCGACAACACCAACAGCCCCAATGCGACGACCTCGAACAAGGCGAAGGACACGCTCGTTCCGGGCACGGCCCAGTACCTTGTGGTGCGCCGTGGCAAGGACTTCGGCGCGGCCCTCGCTGTTGGCGACAAGGTCACTGTGTACCCGATCAAGGCTGGCCAGTACAACGAAATGCCTGGCGCCGCTAATGAGGTTCTGAAGCTTGGTCAGAAGCTCTTTGTGACGGCTGACGTGAAGACTTCCGTCGCCGTTGTTGCCTAACAGCAACCTGTGAACCCCTTTCCGCCCGTGTCTTGTGGGAGCGCGGGCGGAAAGGTCCACATCCCACTCATCCCGCTAACAATTCTTAGGAGCACCTAATGGCTTTGACGATCAAGCGACCTGAAACGCGTGTCACCCTTTGCCTCGACGGCGACCTGAAGGCCGACCACGAGGCTGCTGAGGCCGAGTACCAGGCGGAGAATAGCCGCCGGCTCGCTGACCCGCGCCTTGGATCCTCAACCCGCGCACTGGCTCAGAAGGTTCTGGACCTTGAGGAGAAGATGCGGGAACAGTCCGTGGCGTTCACCATCCGCGGGCTGAAGCGTGGGACGTGGACTGACCTCACCGCCGAGCATGCCCCGCGTGAGGGCAACGCGCTCGATAACACTTACGGCTTCAACATCGAAGCGCTGATGACGGAGGCGCTTCCCCAGTCGATTGCCGGCGTTGAGAACAACAAGGGTGAGCCACTTGACTTCGACGTGCCGGCTGAGTGGCCTGGCCTCGTTGATGACATGACGAACAGCCAGTACGAGGACTTCGTGCTTGCCGTGTTGCGGGTGAATGCGGGGCGCAATGAGGTCCCTTTCTCGCTAAGCGCCTTCAGAACGACGCAGGATTCCGGGCAGAGCTAGAAGCAGCTCACAGCCTTGGGATCTCGCTGAAGAGGTTCCATGGGTGGGAGCCAGTCACGTCATATGAGTATGACGGGGATCGGCTGGTGTCGTCACAGCCTGAACCTGAGTGGGACGACCGGGAGCAGACGCTTGTGTTGGCTTTGGCGTCATACAGGGCCGGGTTGTGTTCTTGCGGGGATCCGCGGGAGGTGTGTTCCGCGCCTGAGTCTGAGGGCCGCTACCAGGTTGAGGGGCCGATCCGTTGCCATAAGGAAACGGCGCTCCTTGTTGCCGGCAAGAAGCTTGACCAGAAGATATCCAACCCCGAAGCGCTCATGTTCGGCGCGTGGCTGAAACCTAAGGCTTAGCTGCTGAGTCCTTCTGGATGAGCCCGACTATGGCGCAGGCCACGGCGCCGAATATGAATAGCCCCCCCATGAAGCCCCCGCCTGCGATTGCCAGGACCGCGCCAACGATGAACAGCAGTAGCGCGGCTTGAAGTGTTGGCGTGCCTTTTGCGGGCGTCTTCTTTGTATCGCTTTCCCCAGTCATGACCCGAGTATAGCGGGCCGTCCATCGAATTAACAGGAGGCCCGCATGGCGGATCGCAGCATATCCATTTCCCTCGAAGCGAAGGTCAGCGGCTTCGTCGCCGGAATGCGTACGGCGCAGCAGGCTACGAAAGACACTGGCGACCGGCTCTCCGCCTTCGCTAAGCAGCACGAGCAGTCGTTGGACCGCGTCGGTAGGGCTGGGATGCTAATGGGCGGCGGTCTGCTCGCTGGTGTTGCGGTCGCGGTGAAGTCGTTCGCGGACTTCGATAAGGCCATGTCAGACGTGAAGGCATCGACGCATGAGACTGCCGGGAACATGGACCTGTTGCGGCAGGCTGCCATTGATGCCGGCGCCGACACGGCGTTCTCCGCTAAGGAGGCGGCGCAGGGCATTGATGAACTGGCGAAGGCCGGCCTGAAGACCTCCGACATTCTGGGCGGTGGGTTGAATGGCGCACTGTCCTTGGCTGCGGCTGGCGGTCTGGATGTTGGGCAAGCTGCTGAGATTTCCGCGTCCGCTCTTACCCAGTTCGGGTTGAAGGGTGACAAGGTCGCGCATATCGCCGACCTTTTGGCGGCTGGGGCTGGCAAGGCTCAGGGCTCGGTTGCCGATATGGGCGCCGCACTTAACCAGGCCGGGCTTGTTGCGCACATGACCGGCCTAACGATTGAGGAAACTACGGGCGGGCTCGCTGCTTTCGCTGCTGCCGGCCTGACAGGCTCCGACTCCGGCACGTCGTTCAAGTCAATGCTTCAGCGCCTTACTCCTCAGTCCAAAGAGGCCGAGGCTGAGATGAGCAAGCTTGGCATCTCGGCGTATGACGCTCAGGGCAACTTCAAAGGCCTCGGCGCGTTCGCTGGGAACCTCAAGGACTCAATGAAGGACCTGACCCCGGAGGCGCGCAACGCGGCTATGGGTGTCATCTTCGGTTCCGATGCCGTCCGGGCAGCTAACGTGCTGTACGAAAACGGCGCTGAAGGCATCGCGAAGTGGACGGCTGCCGTAAATGAAACCGGATACGCGGCACAGACTGCCGCGCTCAAGCAGGACAACCTTGCGGGCGACTTTGAGAAGCTGACCGGCTCCCTTGATTCGGTGTTCCTCAAGTCCGCCTCGGGCGCTAACGGTGCTTTGCGCGGCTTGGTGCAGGGTGCTGAGGATTTCGTTGACAGTGTCGGCAAGATCCCCGCGCCCGTCTTGCAGGCGGGCCTTGGGCTTGCTGGCGTAACTGGTGGCATGCTGCTTGTCGGCGGGGCTTTCGTCTCGGTGATCCCGAAGGTCATGGATGGGGTGGAGGCTTTTGGGAAGCTGAGTGATAAGGCCCCGAAGACAGCCGCGGCGCTCAAGGGTGCTGGGATTATTGGCGCCTTGTTCGCTATTGCCGGGGCATTTGGGACGGTCCAGTCCGCCATCACGGACTCTGAGATTGAGCGCTCTGTCGGCAAGACCACTTCGGCGCTCATTGCACTGTCGAAGCAGAGTGGCGCCATTCAGCAGTGCTCGATCCTCCTGGACGATTTGTTCCAGAAGAAGGACGGATCCGCACTCATTAGCGGCGTGACTGATCTTGACTCGGCCATGACGCGGATGTTCAAGAAGGATTGGCAGCAGTCGTTTAGCGACTGGGGCGAGGGCATCATCCATGGGATCGCTCCGGGCATTAAGGGCGCTTCGCAGGTGCTTGATGAGTCGTTCAAGACCATTGATGACCAGCTCGCCTCGTTCGTTCAGTCGGGTAACGCTGACATCGCAGCGAAGGCCTTCAAGCAGTTGGAAGACCAGGCCGCGCTGAAGAACATCAAGCCGGAAGAGTTCAAGGCCAAGTTTGGGGCCTACTCTGAGGCGCTGAAGCAGGCTGACGCTGACGCGAAGGTTGCCGCCGAAAGCATGGGGTCGATTACGACCGCCACGGGTCAGGTTGTTCCGATCACGCCGGAGGTTGCGAAGGCGCTGGAGGATGTCGGACTGTCAGCCCAAGGCGCAGTCGTTGACATCGGGAAGTTCACCGATGCGCTGCTGAACGCCGGCCTAATGAACCTGTCGGCCCGTGACGCCGCTCGCAACTACCAGGCTGCCATTGACGCGGTCGGGGCATCCATCGCCGCGAACGGCACGACCCTCGACATCAACACGGAGAAGGGCCGCGCTAACCAGGCGGCACTTGATGCCATTGCCAGTTCAGGTCTCGCCGTAGTAAAGGCTAACGCGGCAAATGGCGACAGCCAGTCGTCGTTGCAGGGAAACTTGACGGACACCTACAACAAGCTAATAGCTGGTGCCGGGCAGTTTGATATAACCGGTAAGGCGGCGGAGGATCTAGCCCGCAGCATCATGGGCGTCCCCCCGGGCGTCAACATCAAGTCGTGGATGTCTGATGCGGCTAAGCGCATGGCGCAGGACACGGGCGCCGCCGCTGATGCTGTTAATGGCAAAGTGGTCAACGTCTACGTCAACACCCACGCAACCCGCTTCGAGCAGATCGTGGGCCTGCCCGGGACCATGGCGGACGGATCCAAGGGGCAGGGCGCGGGCGTTTACGCGCCGGGCAAGAACCCCCTGACCAAAGCTGCCGGTGGCGCGATCAGCGGCCCGGGTACTGGCACATCTGACGAGATCCCGGCGCTTCTGTCCAATGGTGAGCATGTGCTTACCGCGGCTGAGGTTCAGCGGATGGGCGGGCAGGCTGCCGTTTACCGGTTCCGGGCGCTACTCGACGGTGGGAAGCTGCCAAAGTTCGCTGTTGGCGGGGCGGTGCAGAAGGCGAACGAGCAGGCTGCTGCTCGTCGTGCTGCTGCTAGCGACTACCAGCGGGACGCGCGACGCGGGAATGGCTACCGCACGGTTGCTGATTCGGTGTCGAGCGCTAACTCGTTCGCTGACCGCCTTACGTCGCTGGCCGACTCGGGGAACGTCTCTGCGGCTGCTATCCGAAACCTTTACGCGGCTGCTGGTCGCGGCGAGGCGGGGCTTAGGTCTTTGCATGCAAGGGCTGACCGGCTGTCAACGAGCCTAACCAACGCTAAGTCGCGGCTGGATGATCTGAACCAGACGCGTGACGGTGTGCGCAACTCACTGTCTGGCGAGTTCAGCATCAGTGACGCGATGAAGAACACAAGCCCGTTCTCGGACATCACGGCGAAGGGTATCCAGGCTGGGGCTACATCAGTGCTGACCAGGATCCGCAACTTCGCCGGGAAGCTGAACAAGCTTCGGGCGATGGGCTACTCGGGTGCCGTGTTGCAAGAGGTCGCCGGGATGGGCTCCGTTGAGGGGATGGTCGCGGCTGATGCTCTGCTGAAGGCTAACAAGACGGACGTGAAGAACCTCAATGGGACGTACACGGCAATTGATTCCGCTTCCAAGGCTGCCGGAACATATGTGACGGATGCGATGTACAAGGGCGGCGTTAACGCTGCGGCAGGCCTCGTGAAGGGCTTGCAGTCGCAAGAGAAATCCATCCAGGACCAGATGATGAAGATCGGTCTTGGCATGGAGAAGGCCCTCAAGGCTGCTCTTGGGATTCATTCGCCGTCTCGGAAGGCTAAGGCGATTGGCGATAACTTCTCCGGGACTTTGGCTGACAGGTTGGCGGCTGGTGTTGAGCCGGTCGCTAAGCAGGCTGCGGCCCTCGGTGACGCTATCAACGTGAAGCCGCAGGGTTACATCCCTGCTTCCCAGTACCGTCCTGCGTCTATCGCTTCGACGGCGGGCGGCGTGACGGTCTATGTCACGAACCCGTTCACGGGCGAGCAGGTGCGGGGCATTGTCGCGTCGGTTTCGACTGGCGTGGCTAAGGGTGTTGTTTCTCAGGCTGATTCACAGTCGCAGTACACAAGGACGGGTAGGCGCTGATGGTTGCGGTTGTTATTGAGGCCATGGTTGATGAGCCTTGCCCGCGCGTTGGGCTCACTATTACGGGCTTGGGTGTTGGCAATTCGGTGGTGTCGGTGTGGCGTACCGCGGATGGGGAACGTAACCCTGTCCGCGGTGCCCGCCGGGCAGGGATGGTGGACTCCGCTTACATCGTTGACTATGACGTCCCCTTGGGTCGGCCTGTCTCGTATGAGGTTGAGGTGATTAGCGGCCCGTCTGGCGCTGACCGTGTCACCTCATCTTCGGTGACGGTCAACTCTGCGACTGGCTGGCTGATGGATCCGCTCGTCCCGCAGTCCGCCGTACCGGTGGTTGGCGGCGACGGTAACGAAGGGCCATACCTACGGGGCGAGGCTTTGGCTTCGCTCGAGTACGCCGCTGACGTGTCCCTGATAAACATCATGGGCTCGGATAAGCCGATGGCACTATTCGGGCAGCGCATGGCTGCCCGCGGCGTGCCTTTGTCGATGGGCACTACTTCGGCTGAGCAGAACGCAAAGCTGAAGAACCTGCTTATGTCGTCTTCGCTGCTGCTGTTCCGGCCGATCCCTGGCTTCGGTATTGATTTGCCGGGCTCCATGTTCGTCACTGTTCCGTCGGCTGTTGAGTCGCCGGTTGATGTGGCGTGGGGCGGTTCGCTCACTTGGTGGGATTTGCAGGCTGACACGGTCGCAGCCCCCACCCTGAAGGTACTCACGGCGACGTTCACCTACGGGGATGTTGCCCTGATGTTTGCGACGTACCAGCAGAAGCAAGACGCCGCCACCGGCACCTATTTGGATGACCTGAAACACCCGTTCGGCTAGGAGGCCCCCATGCTGCTTATTGATGATGTATCGAGGGCGGCGCTGGACGGATCGAGGCCTGCCGATGAGTTGGTGGTGTGGGCTTGGTATGACGGCGCGCTGGCAAGCGATGAGCCGCTGGGGGTTAGTGATTGGTCGCTGACGGGTTCGGCGGATTCGTCGTCCAAGGTTCAGCGGCAACTCTCCTTGACCGTCGCTGATCCTGACGGGACACTCTCGCCGTGGCTGTTCCATGATCCGCTCGGCGTCGGCGGAACAATGCTCCAGGTGACGTACCGGATTGGTGCGGCGCAGTCGATCAACGTGGGCTGGTTCCGCGTTGAGGGCAACGAGCCCAAACAGTCGTACGTCCGTTACGTCATCCCCGAGTACGGATTTGCCCGGCCTGACTCCCCCGAGGTCCCGCATGAACGGGTCGTCATGATGCCCGCCGGCTGGACGGTTTCACTGACCGCTGTTGACATCACATCCGATGTTGACCGGGATAAGCTGATCGCCCCCGAATCCCCGAAGACCACAACGGTTCTCGCCGCGATTGCCCGCCTGATTGGCGATCACTTCCCCGTTGTGGTTGAGGTCGGGGTCATTGATAAGCCGGTCGCTAAGACGCTCGTGTATGAGAAGGAACGGCTCGAGGCGGTCCAGGACCTGCTGGCATCCATTGATGCGCGGTACCGGATGGGCGGCGATGGTGAGATGCGGGTCTACCCGATCTCCCCCGGCCCCGTCGTGTGGCGGGTCGAGCCGTCCGCGGGGCTGGTCGAAATCGGCAGGTCGCAGACCATTGACGGGCTGTACAACGTGTGGGTTGTTACCGGCAAGGAAGACGGCACTGGACGCCCAGTGTCCTCCATCGCAACTATCAACTCCGGGCCACTCAGAATGGACGGTCCACACGGGCGCGTCCCCTACTTCTACACTTCAGAACTCATCACCTCACTCACGCAGGCCGTTGAGTATGCGAAGACGTTGCGGGACCGGCAGAACCAGACTTACGCCGTCGAACTGACCGTCGTCACCGCGCCCCGCCCCGAGATTCAGGCAGGCGACCGCATCGAGGTTGGCTGCCCAGTCAAGGAGGGCCACGCCATCCACCTCCCCGGCGAAGTGACAACCATCCAGGCCGGCGGATCACCCACCCCCGGGCCTACGACGTTCAAAGTCTCATGCTCTTATGCGGACATCATCGCCGCACTGGCCCGCACGGACTGGGCACAGTACCTCACGGACGAACTGCCGCCCCTCACGTGGGACCGGATGCCCGGCTCGTGGGGCACATACCCCGCACCGACTTGGAACAATTTGCGCTAGGAGAACACGCATGGATGGCTTAAAGAAGACCATTGAGGCCATCCCAACAGGCGGCACGAGACGCGTTTTCGGTACCGCGTACCATGACGGCTCGCACTGGTGGGCGAACATCGCAGGGAACCTTGTTGAGGCGAGGTGGGCTAACCCGATCACGCTTACGCAGGGCGGCAAGATCGTTGTTGATCTGACGGATAACGGAACAGGGCAGTCTTCGGCGCTGGTTGTTTGCGGCTACACGGATCAGCCGCGACCGGGCACGGGATCCGTCCTCAGTGTTGGAACATCGACGATTGTTGTCTCCGGCGATGATGGTTCCGTTCTCACGACAGACAGGTTCGTTGGGGTGTCGTACTCGCCCGGTGATCCGGTGTTGCTGCTGTGGGACGCTACCGACTCGCCAACCGTTGTTGGGAAGATTCCGGTTGTGGCGCCACCCCCGCGGCCCATGCTGCCCCCTTCGCCGCCGGCTCCGAGGCCCGCGACTGGCACAGCTCGAGCCGCCGCAGGGAAGACGAATACCTGGTGGGGTCCGGGCGGCTGGGGCTCCTACTCTGGCTCCCAGCAGGGCGGCGAACAACTCTACTCAGGCAACTACGGTTCCGGCCCGGTTACTGGTTCATGGTTCTACGGCGCCGCGTTCACCAACCTCGGAAACCGTCAGATTGCCGAGATCCGGTTCCGCCTCCCGCAGCGACTAAACATCGGCGCATCAGGTTCGGCGACCGTCCACCTCTACGACCACACATCGAAATACCAGCCCGGCGGCGACGTGAACCGCACGGTCGGACCATTCGACGTGACCGTAACCAAATCGCAGGGCGCTCACTGGATCACGCTGCCCCTCAGTTTCGCCCCAGTCCTGAAGGCTGGCGGCGGCATCAGCATAGCCGGCGACCCCTACGTGGGGTTTGACGGGCGACTCAAAGACCCGCAATCGGGCCGCATAGAAATGGACTGGACAGCCTAATGCCACAGACACGAGATAACGGGATCAAGGTCCCGGTCAACTCTGACGAGTACAACC